TGATGAACTCATACGGTTCTCCTAATTATTAAGCGTCAGCAAATGGTGTTACTAAAGTTCCTGAACCAAGTAACTGTGCTGCAACATGGTATTTAGCGCTTGCCATTGCAGTAATAACTACAATACTTCCTGCTAAACCGCCCTTAGTTGTGCCGTTTTGTGTAAAGGTGTCATTAGATGCGCCAGAGATAAAAGTTTTACCTGCTGCGCTGTCATCAATACCAGTATAAGCACCGCCGACAAATTTGTCTGTACCATCAGTTGTGATGTCCATATCTGTTGCTGCTGTTACAACAACAAAAGTGAATTGTGCACCTAAATTACATAATTGGTTTGGATCCCCTTTGTCCGTAGGTTCTGTAACAACAATGCTAGGAAGGGTAAACACCCCGTCTGCATCATTGCACAATAATAACCTACCAGCATGAGAAGCCACTGTAATAGTCGTGTTAGCCGTTAAACTAACAACAGAGCTATAGCCTGCACTTATAAATCCAGCAAGGGATCTTACAGGTCCTGAAAAGGTTGATTTTGCCATAATTTTTTCTCCTGAAAAAATAAGTCCTACCGTCTTGGCTTGTCTGCTAGGTCAGTCTGTAGGACAAGTTTACCCTAGTTGTTTTATCATTCTATAACATTAACTCCAAAAAAGAAAGGGAGCCGAAGCTCCCTTTCATATTCACGTAAATGAATTATGCTCCTGGTGAGCCAAAAATGCCTCTCCAGTCACTCCAACCAAAGCTGTATCGTTCTCTAGCTTTGTATCTTACATTTCCAGTTTCGAAGTCACCTTCCATGTTAGTAGATACGGCTGTTCTAACGAAGTGTTTAAGTCCGTTAGGAACGTCAGTTTTGATAAAGAAAGCATCAGTATCTGTTAAATAATGATTAACAACATATCCTTCTGGGATCATTCCCATATTTCGGATTGCGTTAATATCATTATCAGATGTACCGACACGACCTGGAGTTTCCATAAGTCTGTCCGCTACGAATTGCAAAGCAGGCGGAATTATTAATTTCCTAGCCTGTGCGTTAATCTTAAGGTTTCTTTCATCTTTGAAAGCAGCAATATCAATTAATGCTTGTTCCATTGATGTTTCATTAAGATCTGCCGCAGTAGACAACTCATTTCTCATATCAACATTAGCCACTGTAGGGTGATCGGTAGTCATAAGAGCTTTACCGTCTCCTCCCACATACGATGAACTAAAGCCGTTGTTCAAAACATTAGCTGCTTTGACTTGCTTTGTTTGTTGCATCGAACGTGCTAGTGCTCTAGTATATCGAGAAGAAAGAGTATCGTAGAGATTATCTTCGATAGCTTCTTCTGTCAATGCAAAAGCCAGTGCTATTGTTTCATGAGTATAACGAGAAGTCCACGATTCTTGTGCAGTATCGTAGATAACAGCAGCGCCTTCACCTTTAGTAGGTGCTTCCCCAAATCCACTCAACATTACTTCTTCCTCAAAAGCTCTTTCAGAACTTTCAGTATCGAAGATGTCTTCGTGTTCATTGTTGTAACGTTCGTACTCTAATCCAAAGAGAGCATGAAGTCCAGGGACAAGTTCTTTTACGAGTTGTGCTCTGTTTATAGCCATGTTATTCTCCTAATTAGACTGCGAATGTGTTAGTTGGGAACGTGAAGAGTCCTCTCGCGTAAGCAGCTATTGAGTTGCTTGGTTGCGATGCGAACCCGACACATAAAGCTACACCACTTGAAGTAGTTGCTGTAGCACCTTCTTTCGACCTGCCAGTAGTTGAACTACCTGCAGTTGTTGAAAGAGTGTACTTGCTGCCGATAAAACTTACCGCAGGAGTTCCTGCTGTAAATTGAGCTTCGTAAACGATCCCAGGATCATTATATACCAAAGCCTCAGCATCAGCGCTACCTTGAGTAGCGGTGCTTGCCGTCCATACTTTTGAAAACGTAGGTGTGCCGTCTGACGCCGTATAATAAACCCCGTAAAAAACACCTATGGGTGTGCTTGTCGCGCCTGCCTGATTAACGTAACCGCTTGCAAGAGTAACTACATCTCCACTATAAATAGCAGTTCCGTAAGCACTAGCGATTCTCATTTTTGCAGGACGAATAACACCACCATACATGTGATATGCGGGGGTAAAACCATCGGGTTTATCTGTATTAGCCATAATTATCTCCTATTGTTAATACAAGTTATTATTAATCGTCGGAATTATTCCTACTACCAAATGCAACCTTTGAAGTCCTTTGGATATCACTATCCTTAATAGGCATTCTAGGGTCGCTTTCTCGCATATAGTTTTGGTCAACTCCTTGCATTGCATCTTTTGCTTGATTTTGGAAATAAGCATTTCGCTCTACAGCGGTTTCAACTGGAACTTTAGCGAGAATTAATCCTCCGACACCAATTACTCCTTTGTTACTACCACTATCAATTGTTGGAGCTTCAAATTCAGGATAATCTTCTGCTCTCACAGGTTCATATCCCTCTCTAATACGTTTTGACATATTAGATTTATCATCTACTCCTCTAGTAGCCTCACGTATCCACCTGAACTGGTATCCAGGAGGAGGGTTGGGTGCGTCTAACATAGACGGGGGTGTCCAAGGGGTTCTGCGAGTTTGAGAGGCTCGTGTCTCGGCAGATCTAGAGTTTCGATCTGAGGTAACTTCTGTATTTTTAATTTCATCGGTCATTTTTATACTCCTTCAACATGCTTAGCATATTCTTCAAGTGGCACGTTTAGTCGTTTAGCTATCGCTACTTGACTAGGTGTCAATTTTACTTTGCGTGACGTTTTTCGTCCACTAGCTCCTCTGCTAGAGGCAGCAACCTGTTGCACGGGGGCAGCTTGCTCTTCTGAAAATTTATGGGGGAAATTATTTCGCATTTCTTCGTCTACTAAAGCATAGTATTTGTCAGATGTAGGATCTACTCCACTGTCTACTAACTCTTTATGTATTCCGAAAGCTGCAAAAGTCATTGCTTGATCATCTCCAAACCATTCATTATTTTTAGCCCATTTCTCAGCTTTTGGATCAGGACCCGCAGCTTGAGGTTGTAAGGTAGGCTGATAGGGTTGAACAGGGACTTCTTGCGATTGTCTTTGCTGTCTAACATGCTGTTGTGCGGACAACCTTCTAAGATTTTCTGCTTCAGCACTTGCTCTTGATACCGCTTCTGTTGCATTTGCAACTGCTTCACTATCTCCTGCATCTTGCGCCTCTCTTAAAATTACTTTAGCCTTTTCAATATCCGATTGTACCCTATTATCGTACTCTTTGAAAAGGGAAGAATCGGAATTCTTTAACTTTTCTTTTAATTGGGTATTATTTTGACCAAGACTATTGGCATAATTAACAACTTCATCTCGTTGTCTTTCTGCTTCTCTCATTCGGTAAGTTAACTTATCAATACGTTTTTGTACTGAAGCACTTACTTCATCGAGTTCATCTTTTTTAGTTTCTACAGGCGGGGCAACAACTTCATCTTTAATTGAGTTGTCTACATCTGCTGCATGGATATCAACATCCCCTTCAGGAAGTTCTAATTCGATATCTATTTTTTCTGCTTGTTCTGGCATGGTTTCCTCCATGTGGTTAATATTATGATAAAATTGCTTCGGGATCATCTATAGTAGCTAGAATCTCATCGTCATTTAAAAGGCGCATATCGCCACCTTCTATTTGAAAACGAGCTCCTGCATATCTACCAAAGATAACCCAATCACCTTCTTTACACCAAGCACCTTCAGGAAATTTGTTCATATCTCCGTAAGCGTCTGGTCCCATTGCTACAACATAGCCAACAACAGTTGCAATGCGTTCTTTGTCAAGAGTTGCTTTTGCTAAGTGGATTCCTCCTCTTGTAACTTCAGGTAAGGTAAAAGGTAAAATTAAAATACGATACCCCGTTGGGCGTGGTAACGATTCTGCATGAGAGTCTAAATTATCGGGAGTAATTACTTCTTTTGGTGGGGGAATTACCCCGTCAGAATCACTTCCAAAATTTACCACTCTGTCTGGAACAGTTTTGCTAGTCATATGCATCCTCCATATTAGAATGTAAGGTTTGAATTTCCTGTTCAACGAAACTCAAGCCTGCTATTTCACCAACTACTCTTTGGTATTGCTCAAAATCTTCAATACTTCCCGCAGCCAGTGTTTGCGAGAGAGCATCTTTTCTCTCTCGAATTTTACGAAGCAAATGCTCCGTTACCTTGATATAGTCCATTAATTACTTAATAGATCGATACCAAAGAAGTCCTTTAGTTTGTCCATATGCCGCTTTTACTTTTGCCTTTTCAGGTTCAGCTAAGCAAGCCCCTGCTTCTACAGACTTTGTTTTAGTATCATCTTTCACACTAGGAAAGCTAGGATCTGCTTTCGCTTTCTTAGGTGAAGGGGATGGATACTTATCACTGTCGTAATAATCACGCATTATTTTTCTCCATTTTGTTTTCTAGTCTCCCGAACTACTTTAACAAGTTCAGTGTAATTCTTTTCTGCATCAACTTTTGACTTTTGTTCTAATTCTTGCAGTTCAATAGCTGATTTTGTGTCTTGCACTTTTAAATCCGCCTCTATTTTTTCACGTTTAATTTGAGCATCTAGTTCAGCTTTAGTTAGAGTAACTTCTGCATCTCGCATATCATCTTGTGCTTTTTGTGCTAACTGTTCTTTTTCTAGTTGTAATTGAGCTTCAAACATTTCACGTTGTGGATCACGTTGTGCCATCGCTTGTGCTTGGGCAAGAGCTTGTGCTTGTCCTGTCACTTGTTGTGTAGCTTGTGTTGCCATCATTGCTATTTGATTCATTACTTCAGGAGGCATGGGTTGATCTATTGGTGGTAATGGTTGTCCCATTGCTTGTTCTATCTGTATTCTATACAACATTGCCTGATGTTCCTGAATATTTGCTCCTATTGCCTGTAGCGCAGGAGGATTCTGTTGTACCATCGGATTTTGTAAAAATGCTGAATGAGAGGCTATATAGGCTTCATGATTTTGAAAATCATAGGCTTTTATAGGATTTCCCGTTAAAACTGCTTGTTGTTCCGTAATTGGATCTCTTGGGGGAACTTCTTCTTCTGGAGGTAATATTGAGTCTATATCCTTTATATTTAGAGCAATATACATTTTACGGTAGGCTTCCCGTAAATCGTGTAATTCTGGGGCTGCTTGCGCCATTTGTAGCTGTGTTTGCGCTAAAGTAATTCTTTGTGTCATACTAAAGATATTTGGGTCACTAACAGGAATTACATCTACAGAACTATCAAAATCTTGCTTAAATACGTTTTGAGACGCCCCTTGCACCTGATAAGGGTACTCAGGAGGTAAAAATTCACCAAAAACTCGTTTTAAAATCTTAAATTCAGTTCTTTGGGCATAATGCAACCTTTTATGGATCGCAGACATTACTTTTTGCCCTTTTTCCAATAATGCTACGGTTGTCCCTACGGGAGCTTCAGAATTGCCATCTCCTGTAGGATCTTCTACAGTAGCAGCAAATCTTTTTCCTGAATCAACTAAACCACCTAATAAAGTAGTTAATGTAGCACTTGGTTCTTTATACGGCAACGGAAGGAAAGAATCTTGCAATTTTCCTCCTGGAGCGTCAACATCTCGCCATTCTCCAGGCTGTAAGGGGTCATCATGACGCTGAATATTTAATCCACGCGATTTAAAACCTGCTGGAAGGTTAGCAAGTGTTCCTGCGTCAATTAATTGTCGTAAAATAGAGGTAACTGACTTAGTTAAGCCGCCCATCATGTGAATTAAGCCAAATCCGTAGAATCCTAGTCCTGGAAGGAACTTATAATGCGTAAAATACTCAATTTTCTTACGTGTGGGGTCTTTTTGATTATAATTAGGACGTATTGCTAATATTTTGTTGTTATCTTTGCAAATAGTTACAATATAGGGCAGTCCTAATCCTGTTTCCTCCCCTTTTTGGTTTGTGTCCGCATAACCTTCAATATCTAAGTTAACGTGCATCTCTAACAAAGTGTATTCTTCATCACTAATCGTTCTGGTAAGCCCTTGAAGCTCATCAATTTTTGCATCAACCTGAGTTACTTCAGCACTACTCGTTGGAGACACCATTTCAATGTCTCGATAGAACCCTGACAGCTGTAATTTGCGTAATTCGTTCTCGGTCATGTGAATAACGTGGGTAATTCGCGGAGAAGTCAATAAATCGACCGCATAATACGGAACAACTAAGTCTTCCGACTTAACAAAACGCGCTACTGCCCGTCCAACTCCAGGATCGTAGTAAACTTTCTTAAATGCAGAGCCTGATAAAGGTAAATAAAAGAGTAATTGATCCATTTCTGGGTCAAATTCTTCCATTTTATAGGTAATTTGGTAATTCATGAAGTTTTTAACGCGATTTGCCTTTTCTAGCTTAGCATCGTCACTAATTCCTAAAACTTCGGTATCTACAGGACCACCTGCAGGTAATAATTCTTTATAGGCTTGCGCTTGAAACTGGGTTACGGCTTCTGCGAGGATGGGATGGTGTACTCCTGAAGCTCCAATAAAGGGTTGTGATCTTGAATCGGAATTTATTCCTAATA